GCTCTTAACCAAATTAAAATAGCGTTTCTATCACCAATTAATAAATCTTTAGGATCAATATTTTTGTTTTTAATTTTTCTTTTTAATAAAACATCTACAAACTTACCTGATCTTAATAAGTTTTGTGAAGTTAAAATATTTTCATCCATTGCGGTTAAATACTCAACTTCGATTGTTTCTTGTTTACCAGGGTACAACAACCCTTTTGAAGGCAAAGGTATTAAATCATAAGGAACCTCTAATGAAGTTTCTTTATAATAATTGCTTTCTGTTTCTCTGTTTTCTTCTAATTCCATTTTTCTTTTCTTAAAACTTTATTATTTGCAAATAAATATTTTTATTTCTTTTTTTTTAAATTAATATATTTGTTGATAAAATTAAAGTCTAATCTGTTTACAATGTTAAATAAAACCTATAATTTTAATGCGCAAATTAGATCTTTTAAAATAGTTATAATTTATAATATAAAAAATATAATATATTTTGCCATTAAATAAATAATTACTATCTTTGTATTATAATTAAAAAAGAAATAAAATGGATAATGCAAAATTACAAAGACTAAAAGAAGTTTTATCAGTACCAACCCACTCAAGAAACGAAAAGTTAATGATTGAGTATTTGGAAAAAGTTTTAAAAGATAAAGGTTTCAAATACCAAAAAGATAAAATGGGTAACATTTTTGTTACAAAAGGTAAAACTGAATATTTTCCACTTTTTGTTTCACACACAGACACAGTACACAGGGTTAATACTAATCTAAAAGTTGTTCAACTAGAAGAAGAAAATGAAATAATTTTAACAGGTGTTGATAAAGAAACATTAAAGCCTTCAGGTATTGGTGGTGACGATAAATGTGGTGTTTTTCTTTGTTTAGAAATGTTAGATACTTTAGATAATGTTAAAGTTGCTTTTTTTGTTTCAGAAGAAATAGGGTGTCTAGGTTCTAAAAAAGCGGTATCTACTAATCCACAGTTTTTTCAAAATGTAGGTTACGCAATACAATACGATTCCCCAAAAGGCAATTCAATGAGTATGTCTTTAATGGGTAAAGACCTTTTTAACAAAACTTCTGACTTTGGTGAAAAAGTAAGTCCATTAATTTTAGAACATGGAATTAATGATTGGGCTAGACACCCTTATACTGATATATGGCCTTTAATTGATACATTTAATTTTTCTTGTCTTAATTTAGCGGCTGGATACCATAGATATCATACTGATAATGAATATGTTGTAGTTAGTGAAGTACAAAACGGTTTTGAATTAGGTCTTAAACTACACCAAGAATTGGGTGAAAACTTCTATGAAAGAAAAAAAGAAGTAAATAAATTTAATACTTTATTTGGTTATGGTGAAAAACAAATAATCAATGAAGAAGAAGACGATGATTTATTTTTTGACGAAGAAGAAGATTTTGAAGATTTTGGTAATGAAGAGTATTTTTACAGTAGTGAAAAAGAAACAAAAAACCAATTTGTAGATTTGTGGGACTACGAAGAGTTCAACGGTGGTTATGATACACAAAAAACATTATTTGATAGTTATGGTGACCATACAACAGAATTTGATTGGTAAAAAAAAGGTCTGAGAAATCAGACCTTTTTTACTATTACGTATTTTAAATATTGATTAGAATACCGAAATTGCTCTATCAAACCTTAATGTAGCGTTAATATCAGCGATATCAGAAGATGAGTAATCTAAGTCATTAAAGTTTACGTTAGTTAAGAAAGTTCCTTGTAAAATCCACTTTTCAATTACAACACCTGTTGGGTCTAATAATTCTAATTCTACATCCTTTTTATAACCAGCGGCATATCCCATACGACCTGTAACTGATTCAGCGTGTAAACGTACCCACTCCATAAGAGCTTGTGTTGCTGAAGGACCAATTGGATCTCTAAACATAACGTCTATTGTTTCCCAATTAAATCTACCAGCTACATATGTTGATGTATTTAAAAAGGGTATTTCAACTTCTTCTATTGTAACAGAAGGTCTTGAACCTGAAGCTACAAACCATTCTTGGATACCAAGTGGTGTAGGGAATCTAAATATAAACCTGTTCTTTTTCTTTGGCTCATAAGGAACCGGCATTCTCATTAACAAATCTGCCATAATTTATTGTTTTTGTTTTTTCTTATTATCTTTTATTATAAATATGCGACAATTTTATTTTATTTCATTAATTGTCTAATTCTTTTTATTTCTTCCATTAGGTATTCATCACCTCTTTCATAATGTGCTAATTGTGGTGGTTTAGTTCTTGGTGCTGAGCCAGCAAAAGTCCCTTCAATACCCTTTTCACCACCTTTTCCTTTTTTAATTTCTCTTCTTTTAGCTATTTCTTCATCAGAAGGTTTACCTTGTTTTCCTTTTTTCATTGGTTTTAACTTATTTAAGGAATTTAAAAAGTTACTAAAATTACCAGCTAATTTTTTAAACAACTTATCTCTTAAGTCTTTATTAGCATCTTCATTCATTAGACCAACACGTCTATTTTCAGACTCTAAAAATTCAATATTAGGTGATAAAGTTTTCTTTAATTTTCTAGTAACACCTTCTTTACAACCGAATTTTTTACACTTATCTAAAACAGCTTTTTTGTTGTATTCTAACTTTGTACCTTTTTCACCATAATACATCATAGCTAACATTTCCATAAATTGTGGTAAGTTTTTCATCAACAAGTCTTGATTATAACCAGATTGGTTAGCTGAGGGACCTAAATTTAATTCTGTTATTAAATCATATCTACCATTTAAAGACTCACCTTGTGTGGCCATTGCTTTATTTGCTTCACCAGGACCTTTATCTGTATTTACTTTAAGTCTTTGTCTTTTTCCTAAGTCAAACTCAGGAAATTCTTTTTTAATTTTATTAAAAAGTCCTGCAACATTTTTTCTTGTGTTTCTAACCCAAGAAATTAAAGCTTGATTTTTTTTGTTTTTAACTTTTTTTATAAAATTTTCTAGATTAGTTTTTTTAGTAAATTTATTTTTATCTTCCAAATAACTATGGAACTTTTCTAAATATTTTTCTGAATTAACTTTACCTTGACCTAAAGCGGCATCGAAAAAACCACCAGGTAACCCTGTTCCTTCTTTTAAATTTAAATTACTCCATAAACTTTTACCTTCGGGTAAAAAATATTGGGATAAATAAACTAACTGCATGTTTCTATTACCTTTTAAATAGTTAGGCGGAACACTAGGTGGAGTATCGATTTCCTCTTCAGGTTCTCCTTCACCCCCAACACCGGTTTCAGCTTTTTTATCGAATTGTACTTTTGATTTAACACCAGCGTTTTTACCTTCAGTGGCAATTCTATAAAGTTGTTTATAGAATTCTTTAATTACCATGGCTGTTTCACTATACTCACATTTTCTAAGTAATACAAATAATTTAAAAACATCATTCATAAAATTTTGAAAATCTAACTTAAATTTTAAATATTTTCTTTGTCTACCTGTTGGAGCTTCAATTAAACCTTGTGACCTTAAATCTTTTAAAGTTTGTACTAAAGGTTTTTTATTAATTTTAATAGATTGATTTACATCAGCAATTGAAGAAAAGAATATATTTCTAAATTCCTCATCTTTTGAGTATTCTTTAAATATATTTAAATTTTTTGAATCGGCTTTTACTTTATTTAAAAGTTTATTTATTTCATTTAAATCACCTTCATTACAGATATTGTCACCACCCGCATCACCACCACCTGGTGTATCTGGTAGAACGGGTTGATTTTGTTTGGAGGCTTCTACAGGTGCCATTATATTTAACAAATCTTGTAAAGTTTTAGCTCTAGATTGTTTTTTACCCTTCATCCTCATTAATTTAACAGCTGCACCACCTAGAATAAGAATAACCCCTAATTTACCCAGTAAAGGACCAGCAGCAATTAACTTAGCTATACCAAGAGGGATTGTAGCTACGGTAGCACCAGTACCAATAAATTTTACAGCTTTAGAAGTTAATATTTTAATCAAAAACCCTTTTACTGACGATGCTGGAGCTTGTTGAAAAAGTTGACCCTTTGAACCCCATGTTTGTTCTGCGTGGTTAAAAACATCACCTACAGTTTTATTCCTAGCCGTATCCGCTAATTGAGCTTTTAAATTAGTTATAGAATCAGCCTGAACTCCTTTAGCTAAAAATGTTTTAGACATTACTTCAATACCTTTAGAAGCATCACCCTGACCATAAAATTCGGCCGCTTTTTGTAAATTTTCTATAGGAGCACTAGGTCCTAACTTTAAATTAACAGCGTTGTTAGCCCAATCTGGTGCCCCAGGTATTGTTTCAGTAGGTAAATTATTTTGTAAAGTATAAGAAAAACCTTGTGGGTCAATATTAACACCTTGATTAACAGCGTCTGTAATTACTTTAGTTTTTTCTACAGTAGTGGTTTTTAAAGTAGTGAACATCTCTCTAAACCAATCTGTTTGAGCAACCCAACCAGCTAAACCTAAAACACCACCAGCTATATTTAATAATAAAGGTAATCTATTAGAGGCTAAACCTTTTTTACCCATTCTAATAGTTTCTCTATCTTGTGCTTTTCTTGCTTGTAATTCTTTTCTTTTATCTTTTGACTCGTCTTCATTTAAGTCAATATCATCTGTTATTAATTTATCTTTTTCTTCTTCAGAATCCATAACGGTATAAACACCGGTTAAATCCACATCTAAGAATTTTTGGGTGTAAGTAACTAAGTCTTCTATTATTTCATTAGCTAAATCAATAGGTAAAAAACCTTTTTCTTCAGGTTTCTTTTTTGTTGCCGCGACAATTGAATCATAAATAGAAGCTATCTCTGTTACAATTTGTAAAAAAATTTCTTGATCTTGGTTGTTTGGGAATTCTCCTTTGGCTTTACCGTCTTTACCCTTATTTAATTCTTTAATTTTAGAATCTAAATCTTTAATAAAAGTATTACTTTGTTTAGCTAATAATGTAGCTATTTTAGCACCCCACTCTTGGTCTACTTTACTTTTACCAAAAATTTTACCACCAGCTTTGTATCTACCTAATTTAGAAAGACCATATTTAATTTTACCCCATAATGTAGGAGCTTCTGATAAATAAACTTCTTCTTTTATAAGTGTTTTATTTTTTTCTAAATAATTTAATCTATCTATATTTTCTAAAAGTTCATTTAGATCACGGTCAAAATTGTCTTGTTCCAACTTTGTTAAAGCATTATCGTAATTTTTTTTATCCATTTGACTATTCTTTTTTTTATAAATATCATTAAATAAATAAAAAAATCTAACAGTATGAAAGAATTTGATAAATACGCGATTAAACACATAGGTGTTAACTCTAATACCCTTTATGATTATCAAAATTTTAACTCACAAATACCAATGGTAACCAACTCGGTAACACCAACAATTATCGAAGAAAGACAATTAAATGTTGCCGCTATGAGTGTATTCGATCGTCTTATGATGGATAGAATTATATGGTGTGCTGGACCCGTAGATGATAGAATGGCTATTATTGTTCAAGCACAACTTCTTTTCTTATCCCAACAAGAC